ACGCTGCCTGTCGAATTTTTCCCGTAGCTCTGGGCCGACCATCAGCCGCAGCCTGCCGGCACCCCACCTATGCTCCATGCCTTCCACGCACAGCGTCAGTTCATCGACCCACGCCTGTCCGGTGATGTACATACCATAGGTCGCCTGCCACGGCGCTGCGTCGAACCGGCGCTCACGTGGCAGGACCTCGCGCCACTGGTTCTGTCCCGCATGCTTTTTCGTTTCCTTGGCCATGTCCTGATCCTGATCCCCTTGATAAAATAACCCAACGCCGGTCCTTCGTATACGCTACTGGCGTACCATCCTCACCCTTCAGCGTCACCTTGCCATCGGCATAGGCTGCAACCCTGCTCAGCACCCACGCCAACACTCCCTGATGATGCTCTTCCAGCAATCGCACATCGGCCTTGGGTGCTGCCTTGCCATTCAGGATCCCAACCTCAAAAACATTTTTGGGTGCTGCCTCATCCAGATGCACCTTCACATTGATCCAGCCGTCCCTGCATTTATCCAGGCAGATGACCAGATGCCACTTTCCCCGCTTGGCCATCAGCAGGTGCGGCTGCGTCCGGAGATAGTTCCTTCGGCCATATCGCACCCCCACCTCCCCGACCTTGGGCATACGTCTCGCCATCCCATTTCCTCCTAGCCATCCAGCCTTCGGCACCACCAGTCCAACAACCATGATCCCAACAACCACCAACCTGTTCCCCCATACGCTTCGCGGATGCATCACCCGCGACCGAAGGGAGAGCGGATGGGAGCGACAGCGACCTTCCGCGACGGGGGAGGCTTCCGCATATGCCCAACAACCCCACCTGCAACCCCCTGCCTACCATCGGCAAGCGCATGCCCGCCGATCTTCTGTATACGTTTAGTATCAGGGGTACCTCCGCCAAATTACCTCCGCCCAAATATCGTTTGTTTTCAATGCTTGGCGGAAGTAGGCGGAGGCTGGCGGAAGTAGATTTGGCTTACCTCCGCCATTTACCTCCGCCAAATTACCTCCGCCGGATTTTCCCTTTGTTTTCAACGCTTGGCGGAAGTAGGCGGAGGTAAGGCGGAAGTAGATTTGGGCTACCTCCGCCTGTTTGGCGGAAGTAAGGCGGAAGTAGATTTGGGCTACCTCCGCCGCCTTACAGCAGGGCTATAAGCTCCCTGATCGCCCATTGGATCCCTTGGATCTCCACACCTATGTCATGCAGCCCATGGGCATCCTTTGAGCGTAGGGACACGTCCGCCTTGTCCCAGCATACGTCCTCGCGATCACACAGCGACGTGATGCGTTTTGTTAAAGCGTCACCTCCGGGTGCTGATCGGCGGTTCCATGCGGCGATGGCTTTTGCACGACCACCACATTGATCAAAACTGCAATCATTCTTGCAACCGACTCTCCATATCGCTTTCGGCGAGGGGTCAAAAAGCTCTAACAGAGCCTCGCTGCCGCAATGAGGGCACGGTAGCAGTTCAGGTGTCTTCATATCTATCACTCCCCAATATAATCCAGCAGCCGCTTGACCGCCTTGATGTCCTCTGCGTAGGTCTCCGCATCGTCCGGGTGGACGTAAGGCTGTGTGGAAATCTGGTCTAAAATAGACAGCGTGTCCTTGAGCCACGCGCGGGCGATACCGTCCAGCGTCTCTGCGTCGATTTCAATCATCATTGGTCATGCTCCTTGTGCGCGCCGGCTGAGATGGCACGAAGCGCCGGGTTTGCGTATGGCTCACTGGCCTTGATAAGTTCGCGCTGGTGCTGATAGTCACCCATCTCATCCGGGCCGACTGCCAGCCAGTGCCAGCCCCGCACGATGCCAGCCAAAGCATCCCTTTCTGCCGTCAGTGCGGCAATTAGATCAACAGCTTCCGCGCACGTCGCAACGTCAATAAACCGAACAAATTTACCCTTATCGCGTTCCATGATTTTGCTGTGTCCTAGCAATCGTTCCACAACATCGGGGGCGTTCATGGCCGTTCTCCACGCGCAAGGGCCTGCATGCTGGCAATGCCCCGCTTTTTACCGTTAGCCCGCGCCTTTTCATAAACGTCGGGGCGATTTTCGCGCAGCGCTTCCGTGTACCGGGACACTGAACCCCAGCCAAAATCGTGCGCAAGCTCAGTCAGGGTCTTGTTACCAATGTCGCGACCAGCAGCGGGCAGCGTTGGCGCAGTGCCCGGTGGCCTTGGCGGATGGTTGGCGCGGCGTTTGGGAGCCTCTTCCTTGACCATGCGCAATTCCGTTGACTTCGTTTGGGAGGCGCGGCGTTTGGGAGCCTCTTCCTTGACCATGCGCAATTCCGTTGACTTCGTTTGGGACAGGTGGGCCTTGGCCCGCTCCAACAGGGACACCTGCTCCATGCGCCCATCGGAATAGAGATACCAAAACCGCTTGCTGCGGATGATCACACGCCGGTTCACTTGCTCATCCCCTCTGCCTTGTAAATAGCCTTCTGCACGTCATGCATCAGACGCAGCGCCCTGTTGGGCTCCATGCCGCCGTGGCCATCAGATTCGTAATCGGCGTACCGATCCAAGAATTCCTCACACTCGCTCAATAAATCCAGCAATTCGTTAATCATTTCCTGCGCTCCTTTTCTACTTGTGCCCACCGCGCCAGCGCATCACGCGCCACCTGCACGGCTTCGTCACGGATCCGGCAGGCCTGCGCCCACCGCTCCCTCTCCTGCTCCACAATCGCGTCATCCAGCGCTTGCAAGGCCTCCCTGCTGGTCACGCCAGCAGCCCCTGCGCCGCACAGCTTTTCCGAAGATGGTGGGGTGCGTAGGCCCAGCGCCGGGTAACGACCCCGTATTCGACACACAAGGCTTGAAGGCGTTCCTCAGACGCGCGCAGCGCGTTTGCCAGTTCGTCATGCACGACAAACACCGTGGCGGCGTCAACCAGTATGTCGCGCTCTTGGCGCGGAGGATTTGTTGCAATCGTCATCGTCTTTGCTCCTTGATGATTGATCAAAAATTAAAATCGTGGAAGGAACGGCGACCGGGGTAAACGTTGCCGCCGCCCGCAAAGGTCTTGACGCCAGACTGCTTCCACCTGCGGCGCTCGTTGCCTTCCTCATCGTTCCAATGACGCAGGCTGATCTTGATCCTGCAACCATTGGGGTTCGGCGTGTGTTCGTACCGCTGCTCTTCCTGATTTTCGCAATGCGCTACAAAACCACCGGCAACGAAGCGAAGCTCAGAACGGTTGAGCAATACGGCGTTGTCAGCGCGCAGCGTCATGGTGGTCGCGGTCCTCTTGATGATGGTGTAGGCGTGGACGTCGCTCCACACCGAAACACTGACGCCGTCGCCAACCTTCAGGGCGGAAATGGCGTCAGCCTCTTCGTTGAATTCCGCGGTGCGTTCTGCGGTATAGGTCATCATAATAGAATCTCCGTATGGGGCGCTGCCCCGGTTGGAGTTCTATCATTAGGGCATCCCGCCCTGACCTGTCAACACTTAATCGTCATACCATCTCGTTTTGGCCGGCTCAGCCCTCTCTTCATACAGGCTGCGCAACACCCTCAGGCCGCGCGCCTTGGTCTTGTGGTCAGCAACGCTCACCTCGACCACCTCGTTCATCAGCCACACGCCCAGCATGCGGTCGGCCAGCCCCTGATCGATGCCCCAGCGATTGGCAATAAGCGCCGCAGCATATCGGCCATCGCGCTTGGCGTGATAGTGATTGGACCACGGGCGCTTGGCCATCCATGCCTCGCCCATCGCGTCGAGTATCTGCTGACACACCAGCTTGCTGGGCCAGCTTGGCTTATTGTCCCCGGCTGCATCTTCCGCTGCGGGCTCAGCATACAGGCTGGTGGATCCCTTGATGTCGCCAATCTCCACCTTCTTTAGCCGGAAGCTTTGCTTCCACCCGTCTGGTGCCGACTTGATCTTCTTGGCGGTCATCTCGCCAATGTCAGACCCTTCTTCGCGGGTGATTGACAATATCGCGTCAGCAGCCCCGTCAAAGACGGTGGACCCGCGCAAATTACCGTTGCGGCTGGTATGATGGACGCCAGACACGGTAGACCCGAATACTTCTTTGACGCGGTCGCAAGCGCTGATGAACAGCGTCATGTCCTTTTGCAGGTTTTCATCGGCACCCGGCAGCACCCTGCTGATAGTGTCCACGGTGATCAGGACCGGGGGCTCACCCAGTCTGTCGGTAATGTCCTGCACGGTCCGCATCAACTTATCGATGTCGGCTCCGGACATGAAATTTATGGTCTGGCGGATCAGATAGAACGGGATGTCATCCACGCTGATACCGGTTTCTTTTTCCCACGCCATGATGCGTAGCTTAAGATCCGACACGCCCTCGCTCGACAGCATTACCACAGGGCCATGCTTGTTGATCTTGCGGCCCCACCACTCAGGCAAGCCGGCGGCGATAGACAGGCCCATGCCAAGGTTGATGAATGTTTTTCCGCAACCGGGCGGTCCAAAAATCAACAGTAAAGAATTTTCGCTGACAATGCCTTCCACCAGATATTTCGTATCTGGCAGGGCCTTGATGTTGCGTATGCTCAGCGTCTCATAAAGATCAACGCCGGGTTGCGTCAGCGTCAGGGCCCCGCCGTCGCCGGTCGCCTCCTTGGCGACCAACTCAGATTTTTTTTCGGGTGCAGGTACGGCTGCCGCCTCCTTTACGCGATCAGTCCACTGCCCCATAGCAATGTTCCACTTTTGGAAAAACAGAGACGCGCCGCGACCTTCCCGTTCCAGCAGGATGTGGTTAGGGGTGCCCGGTTCGAACAGCCGGCTCTTGACGCTCTGATCGTATTTTGTAAACGCCTCACGCATCTCCCTTTCGGCGTCAGCATCGCTGATGAACGGGCTGACGCGATACAGATGCACAACCCGCGCCCAGATCAGGCGCGTCATGTAATCCTCGCGGCCATCCACAATCTGGCCAAAGGAGTCTGTGGCCGTCGCAGGGCTGTCAGTGCGCTCCCCGCGCTCGACCTTAGCAAACTGTGACAGCAGTTCGTCGATGGCCTCAATTAGCCATTCTGGGGCCTCAGGGATCTCGATGGTCCACGGTTCGTAGCCTTTCAGCCATTCGTAGGACTGGCCGCTCTCATGCCTGCTTGGGGGCAGCATTGCGAAGCCGCCTTGGCCGCGAATGTCCACGCCCATGCTGGTCTTGGAGGTGGGAGGTACCCAGCCTTGCGGGGCCTTGAACAGCAACTGCAAGCCACCGCCGCCAGTGCGCTGCGTCGGCGCAAACAACGGGATCCCCCCGTTGCGCAGGTCGATCAGATCCTCCAACCACGTCTTGGCCTTGGGATGGTTATGACAGTCAATGTCCAGCACGAACACGCCGCCAGACGCATTGCCAGTGATGATGCCCAAGTTGGGGCGGGAGCGAAATTCACCGCCCCCGCCAAACCAACCGTCGAACGTCTGATCGTCAGCAATCTGGTCTTCATGGTCGCGCCATTTGATGACAGGGCGCTTCCACGCCTTATCCTCACTCGGCATTTTTGCCGGCACAACCTGAATGCCAATTTGCCTATACATTTTAGCGAAGTCGGCAGGACCCGCAAAATCGTAATCGAATTGAATATTTTTCACAGTAAGCCCCTGATCGATGGATATTTAGGAAAACTTCGCCCCGTAATATGCGATGAGGGCAGCGTCAGATCGACCATCGTCCTTCTTGCGCTGGAAAAGGTCGGCCTGCGCTGGGAAGAGTTGCATTGCCCTCTCCCGGCTCCCGTCCTTACCTGCGCGCTGGCCAACGGCCTTCTGCCACGCCTGAGGCGTCACAAGGGTCGTGGGGATATCATATGCAGCTAGGATGCCCTCCACAATCCCCGTTGATCGACCGAAGCTGAAAACGGACGTCACACCCTGACCGGGCATGGCGTTGACACGCTCAAGATAGGCCGCCTGAATGCTCTGGCCTGCAAGGTGGTTGGCCAGCGCCTGAGCGCTGACCTCCCCCTTCTTCTTGCCGTTACGGACAAGCTCAAGCACCGGCATGTCGATCACCTCAACGGTCTGTTCCGACGTGTTGTAGAGCGCCAACGCCCCACTCAGGCCGGGATCGATGCCAAGTATAATCATAGGCCCAGAGCCGCCTTATAGAGGTCGATCATGGCCTCTTCGGCCTCACGCTCTGCCTTCTCCTTCTTACGGAGGCGGACCACCTGCTTCATGGCCTTGGGGTCAAACCCTGCGGACTTGGCTTCGGAATAGACATCCTTGACGTCGTCCATGATGCCCTTCTTTTCCGCTTCCAGCGTTTCGATCCGCTCAATCAAAAGGCGGAGGCGTTCGTTTGCTACCTGTTCAGTCATCAGTTTTGCTCCTTGTTGCGCGCTTCCATCATCGCGTCGGCATATTCATATGCCATGCGGGCGGCATCCCACCGCCCATTCTCCTGACAGGATGCCTGCAAAACCATGCCGGCAAACCAGTCGCGAAGTTCCATCCCCGGCGTGTGTCCCAGATCAGTCTGGCGCGGGTAAACGTGATTATCCTTCATAATTCCTCCTTATTGAATTGTTTGGGCGGCGGCTTCTTCCGCAAGCCCATCGTTGAGGGATTTAACGCTTTCGTCGATGCTTTCCCGGATTGCGTCCATCAAATTATCGATGAATTCCTCATTGAAAAATCCGCAGACTACTCCGGACGCAAGGAAATTGGTCAGCATCATGCCCGCAATTCCGACGCTGGTGATGGCGTCCGGTGCCAGAGACGCCACGAACGTCTGAGCCGTTTCCGTGGCACTCACAAGATCCTGATATTGGATGTGTGTGGCGCTCAATGTCAGGTCCTCCTCAAAAAATTTCGTTCAAACGCAGAATGTTTGAAGCGATTTCTTGGTTGTCACCGGCAAGGGCAACAGCCTCACGCACAATCACTGGCGCAACAACTGAGAGGGCCCTTCTGGCCGCTAAGCGGCAGAAATCTCTCTCTTTTTCCGTTGCCTTTGTCGTGAATGCGGCGGGGTTGATTGCCTTCGCCATTGCGTCAACCAGATCTTCAACCGTATCGATCTGGTCGTGTGAAATCACGGTCATCTCAAATCTTGCAAGGCAAGAACCTGAACAGCCCCGCCTCCAAAATCTGTCAGGCAGGACACGGACCCAGCCCCCATAGCGTTGGCGCAGTACGAGGAAATGTCGCGGGAAATGACGCGGGGATCATATTTGCCGCAATTAATTACCTTCGCTTCGCCGGCCTTCATGTCTTTCAGATATGGCAGGAAGAAATCGCGCGTTTCCAAGCGATTATATCGGGGCAAATCACGCGCGGTTTTCAAAACGCGGTTTTCCTTGACCTCAAGGTCGCCATATTCAAGGCCGCACGGCGTAATTACCTTGTACTTTGTGCCAAGAAGAGCCAGCGTTCTGGTAATCTCTTCCAGCTTTCTCCTTTGAACTTCCAACATTTTTGCTCCTTTCGATAAGATTAATTTGCTTCTTCGAAGCCTTTGGGCCTGAACCCTGTAAGCAACGCCTCAACCGCAACCGACGTCGGACCCGGCACAGGGCATTGCCCGCTTTCGTAGCGCCTGATTGTTCGATCAGACCCCCTGCCCATGCGCAAAGCCTTGGCCATCTGCGGGGCTGTCATGCCCAGCGCGCCTCGCGCTGATGCGAAGTCCTCTTTTGTTAGCTTCATTGTCACTCCAATCTGATGGGCGCAGCCGTTGTAGGGCGGCTAGCCATGCCGGGGTAAGGGCGCGCTGCCCTGCCTGTCAACAATATTTTTCGGCTTGACGGATTTTTCTCAGGGCGTATTGTCCTGCCTCAGCGCAACGCCAATTACGGCGTCGGCGTGTATTGTATTGATATTAAGGGGAAATATGGACAACCCGTTTAAAGCGCATCAGATAGAGCATCTTTCTCCGTCCACATGCAACCTGTTCACGTCGTCGCCGGCCACCTTTGTCATGAAGAAGTGCTTGAAGATGTCGTCTGCGGTGGGGCCTGCTGCTTATCGCGGCACGGCGGTTGAGGAGGGCGTTGCGCATGGCCTGTTTGATTTGCTAGCGCCTCTGGGCGAATGCGTGAACGTTGCGCTGGAATCGTTTAATACGCAGGCTTCGTTCATCAGCGGCGAAAAGGTCGATAAGGAGCGCAAAGCGATCCCCGACATGGTGGAGATGGGCCTGCGCGAATTGCGCAGTTACGGAACGCCGTCATCCGCTCAGGGCGCTATCAGCTTGAACTTCGATGGCCTGCTGGTCCCCATGATTGGGTTTTACGACTTTGAGTGGGAGCAGCACGGCATGCTGACCGACTTGAAGACGAGCCATGCGCTGCCAAGCAAGATCAGCCATCCGCATGCCCGTCAGGTGGCCCTGTATCGCGCTGCAAGGGGTGACAACCTGTCGGCGCGTGTCACCTACATCACGCCTAAGAAACACGCCACATATGCCTTGGAAAACGCCCGCGAACACGTCGAGGCGCTTGGCAAGATTGGCATGACGATCCAGCGCTTTCTGTCCCTCAGCGAAGACCCCATGGAGCTTGCCTCATATGTCGTCCCTGACACCGAAAGCTTCTATTTCAACGACCCGGTTTCGCGCCAACAGGCGTTTGAGATTTGGGGCGTTTAACCAGTTTCCGCATAATGCGGGAAAGCAAGGTGACTGGCTAAACAGCACCATAAAAGGAAAACAAAATGGCTTTTGGCTTCAATTACGAATCGTCCGCTGGCGACATCATCCCCATCGTCAAGTTTGACGCACGGGCTGGTCGGTTCTTCCGCATCGACCGCAGCGACGGGGTGAACAGCCCCATCGATATCACCGGTATTTTCAAGGCCGTCATGGACTTTGAAAACATTGAAGTTGGCTTCATTCACTTCCCTGCCGGCTCAGCGCCTGAATTCAAGGTTGCGCCGATTGGCCAGCCCATGCCTGAAAACCCCGGCGGCAAGTTCCGTCAGGGCATCCGCATGATGCTGAAGCTGAGCAAGGACTGCGGTGGCGACATCCGTGAAATCGCTTCGACGGCCAAGGCTGTGCTGGGTGCCTTTGACACCTGCCACACTGAATATATGGCCGGCGTAAAGGCCAATCCGGGCAAGCTCCCGGTTGTCGCGCTTTCGACCACGGTCCCGATTGTCACGCAGGGCCGCGACGAAAAGGGCAACGCCGTGAAGACGACCAACTACGCTCCGGTCTTCAAGATCACCGGCTGGGTTGATCGCCCTGCGGATCTTGTGTTCTCGCCCAAGAACGGCGGCAGCGTCGCCCCTGCGCCGGTAGCTCCGACTTCGGCTCCCTCGACGGGCTCAACGCAGGTGTCTCCCCCTGCCCCGGCATCGTCGGACGACGATTTCGGCTAATGGACAGAGAGGTGGGCGGGGTGCTATGCCCCGCTCACCACTTTGAAGGTATTGTTATATGAGATTTCAGATTACGATGAACATGCCGTCGCGAAGCGGCAATTCCGTTCACCAGATTATTGGCGAACATCCGGCTAAAAGCTTGGAAGAGATGACGGAGGCCTTGGCCTGCTCCGACTTCATCATTGTGGATGAGATCTACAAGGACAATGAGGCAGCGAGGGGTGTGGGCAATTTTTACAGCGTTGGCAAGATTGCCATCAACCCACTATTCATTGGCAAGGTAAAGGTCCTTCAGCAATGACACCGCCTAAAAACGCACTCCCTAACGCCTTTTGGCTGGGCCCAGAAGGTCTGGCTGAGCCCGATCCGATCCACCCCGATCACTATAAGGGCGGCGGGATTGAGACGATTGACTACATTCAGGCCAAGCTGACGCCCGAAGAGTTTGTCGGCTACTGCCGTGGCAACGTGCTGAAATATATCAGCCGCGCCGGCCAGAAAGACGACACTGTGCAGGAGATTCGCAAGGCTATCTGGTATTTGGAACGCTGGCGGGACAGTCTGGAGGACTGCCGCACACGCAAGCCCACTTAGAATTGTGCGCTTCGATCTCTTTCACCGTCTCGGCGGTGTCGGTCTTGCTGTCGTAGCTGATCGGCTTGGCGATGCGGCAGTAGTCACCGACGAGAGCGGTCGAACCTGTCACGCAGCCGGTCAAGACGAGCAGGGTCGTCAGCGTCCATAGCGACCTCTGCCTTGGCAACATTTGCATCAAGTTGCTCCTGCGCGTCCTGACGCCCTTGCGTCCGTAGCTTGGCGTTTCCCCATTCGGTAAAAACGCGGTCAAGCAGCGACAGCAAGAGCGTCAGAAACCTGATCACGCCTTCGGCTTTTCCATCAAGAACATGGCAGCCAGACCAGCCAGACCAGCAACCGCAGCAGAGATGGCTTCCCACTGCACGTCGGTCAGGCCCAGCGCCAGCGCGAGACTGGCGACACCGGCATAGGTGCTGGGTTCTTTCAGGCGGTTCAAAATCCAAGAAATCATGTTCATGTCACTCTCCTAACGGGTATTGCTTCCACGGCAGTTCCCAGTGCGGGCCGTCTTTAAAGGTCTTCCAATCTCCGCCCCAAGTGATGGGGACGTTTTCATGCGCCGCAGCGGCCTTCACCACCTTGGCCAGCCGGTGGTACAGCGGCCAATCCCACGACACGCTGCCACCTATCATCGGTGCCAGATCGACAGCATGCCCAGTCAGGTGGCGCGAATTGAGCGTTTTAGTGGCCTTTTGCGCCAGCAACTGCTTCTGCCGGTCCAAGTTGCGCCACCCCTCCAGCACGGTGAAATCCAGACTGGACAGGGCAGCGGCGCGGTGGACGACGCGCACTAGATCCGGATGCACGTCCGTAAGGCGCGAGATAGACCGGGGACCAAGGACAATGCTCATTGCGTAGCGCCCATGCGTTTTCCGTACCGGAAGGTGTAATACCACAAGAGGTCGATCATAGACCAGCCTTTCTGCGCTTATACGTCAAAAAGTCCGCGCCTTCTTGTACGTTTTCAAACACGCTGATTTCAGGCGCGTACAAGTTGTGCGGCGTGATGACCGTGACCACTGACTGCCCGCTCCGTTGTTGAGGGAACTGCCCCTTAAGAGCGTAGTCGTCGGACTCCTTGTAGCCCTTGGCGCGCACCAGCGTGTAGCGTCGCCCGCCGGCAAATTCGCCTTGGCCGGTGCCAAAGGTATGCCTGTGAAACGCTGCGTAGATGTCGGCGTGTTCGTCGATCATTGCCGCCCGCTTCAGGCCATGCAACTCGTTGTACATCGAATGGCCTTTGAAGTCGTGCCGCGCCCAGACGCGGGTAATACCGCCGCACGGCGAAACCAATTGTAGCTTGGCGTCCCAGTCACGCATCAGGATGCGTTCGGTATTCATGCCTTCAAAAATTCTTTTTCCGTCGTTCCACGTGTCATGGTTGCCCAAAATCCATAGCAGCCAATCGACGCCCAAATCTTTCAGCGCCCACTCGACCAGTTCCCAGCCTTCTGACACCGTGGCGGATTGTTCGCCGTACAGGCGCTCCAACTTGCC